GTTACGCTTTCGCGCTTGTTTTGCAAATTGTGCGTGTACCCATAGGTGCCACCGGGGGGTTCTTTATTATTTCGAACCTTTTCGGCTGTTGCATTTACGGCATAACACTTGCAAGTTGCTTGGAATACTTAACCCGTTTTGAGATAAGGGTTGGATGTGATCAAGAGTCAAATCTTTTGTTGAATAACAGATGGTGCAGAAGGGTTGTTGCTCCCTCATGGTGCGAGAGAGTTTGTGCCACTTACTGTCGTATCCTCGATCCGCACGCCGTGGTCTGCCCCGGCCTAACATTCTTTTGCAAGCATTGCATCGTGCAGCTCTGACAACAACACCACAACCATTGCAAGGTCTAGGCAATACCATCAGTCTTTACCAAATACTCAATTGCCATTGACAACTTTGTGGTGTCATCCCCATAGTACCCCAGCCCTACATTGCATCGTGTGCATAAGAGTCCACGAATCTTGTGAGTCTGATGATTGTGGTCAACAACTAAGCCACGCTCTGCCTCTGATGTATGTATGCCACAGATAGCACATGAGTTGTTTTGTGCTACAAGTAACGCATCATATTGTTCATCAGTAATGTTTGTGATGTTGCGATGAATTGTTCTACATTGTTTGCAGATATCGTATCGCCCATTTGGTGTGCGCTTATCTTTATGAAATGAATCGAGAGGTAAATCTATTTTGCAACGCCGACATTTGGATGTCGTGTCACTCATCGTCCTCATCTTCATCATCTTCAGAAGTATCCAATCCAAGTGCAGCAAGGCGATCCTCAGTCGGAAGTGATAGGTATGATTGAAGAGTTGCTTGAACTGCTCGATTCATTAAAGACTCAATCGCATCAAATGAAAGAGACTGATCTGTTGTCAACTCTGTTGCAACATCGCCAATGTTTATCATTATCTTCAGCATTGTAGTGTTCCTAATGCTGATGCAGGGATAGCAAAACCTGATAGCGAAAGCGTAGCATATTCAATTGCCAACTTTGTCAAATCACTCACAATTGCACCACTTTCAAAATATCCCCGAAGTTGTATAGGCTTCCACGCTTTTCAATGTCATGGCGTTTTGCAATCCGATAAATCTCTCTCTGACTTATCTTGAGCCACAAACTAATTGCCTCAACATCAAGAAAGAATTTGCGGTTCGGATTACTCATTGCCAACTTCACCAATCGAGCTACTGTCCATGATTGCTTACATCCAAAGCAAGAGACCTCATCAGATAAGTTCTCAACATCAATCACAACAAATCGTTTGCATTCATCTGTTGGACAAGGAATGCGCCGGGCTTGTTCAGAGAACTTCTTCGCTGCTGCTCTGCCTTTGGCATGGAGACCATAGACATCTGAGGCGAACTCTACCGCCCACGGCTGCAACAAAGTGAAGTCCAAGTGAGTCAGGTGGAACGAGCAGGTGGCATCCACCTCGGCATCTGTGGTTGGTTCCCGATCCACAAAGGCAGGTGGTGTCAGCCCACGCCCGATCCGAATCGGCACTTCCCACCCATGCATGATGTGGAGCAGGTCAGTTGCCATTGAAAAGTCCAAAGCATTGACATTGATGCCGATGCTTCTCTCCGAGCTAACTGCGCCCGATCCTGTCCGAGCAGGTGCAAGGTGATTACCTGCCTCATACTGCAATGCAGGAAGTTCAGTCAGACACGCCTTGACCTTTAACTCACAGGTAAGGCACGCGCCTTCATGCTTGGTCGCTCTGTCGCAGATGGTGCAGTTCATCAGAAAGGAACTCCTTCATACTCTTTGGTTGTCTTTGGCTTTCCCCAATAGGCAGGTGCCATGTCAGGTGTCTCAAACAGGTGCATGGTCGAACATAGGTGGGTGGCAAGGGTGACGGCGTTGGGATGAGTTCCCATTGCAATCCGACTTGAGGTTCTTCTGACTGCCTCAAATGAGATGACAGTCTTGTGGCATTCATAGGTTCTTGCACCCTGCAAAATCTTCACGATCTCCTCGGCAACATTGAGTCGAGCCGTATCAAGTTTGGTATCAAATCCGCCCGAAGATAAACCGCGCCAAATAAGTTTTCCACAGGCTCGGCAGTTTATTGGTTCAAAGTTGAAATTCATTTATCAAACCAATCCGTGAGCGTGCCACCGAACCGCGCCCCGCGCCCCTCTAAAGAGGGGGCGCGTCGGCGCGGTTGTCGGCAGTATGCCGAGAAATTAGCGGATCGGTTCGGCGCGGTTCGGCGCGGTTGCACACTCAAGAGTTATCCACAGGCAAAGTCTCCAAAGTTCGCACATCATTGACCACATATGTCTTGTGATGCTTGAACAATTTCTTCTGCCCATCCTCTCTCATCAACAGATGATGACTCATCACAAGGGCGGTGAGTGCCGTTGAAATCTCGGTGTTGCCGATCTTGTGACCTTCTTTGCGAATCTTTTCTCTAATCTCATTCAACCCCATCTCATACCCATGAGACTCCATGAAAGCTGAAACCAACTCAATCCGTGACTCAGCAGAAGGTATCGCCACGGTACCACCTGAGATTGAGACAGAGATGGAGTCATCCTTGCCGTTTCGGATATTGGCAACGCCAAGTGTCTTTGCATCAGGGCAGATGGCTCGGACAAAACCTGGGCGATCCTTCGTCACCTTCAACTCAAGGCAGCCGTCAATGCCTCTGCCAAATGGCATTGACACATCACAGGCAATTGCCACCCCATCAATATCGGCACGCTTTGCTTGAGCGCCGATGGCATAGTTGCCTCGATTGTCCTTACTCTTGGTCACATGGTCAATGGTCAGGATACCTGCGCCGAATATCTTCAGCGGTTTCAAGACCTTCTGTGAGAAGGTAGTTGCATCCTTGTTCTTCTCTAAATCCAATCCAAGCAGGTTCATCGCAGCGTTGACACCATCCACGACAATCAAAGTCGGCAGGTATTTGCCGATCTCGGTTTTCATAATCTCACCGATGCCATCACCGAGTGGTTCATCAGGGTTGGCATACTTAAATGACTTCAGGTTGTCCATATTGCATTGAAGGGTTTTAAGGCGGTTGAAGATACCTCGTGCAGAATCCTCAAAGTCAATGTAGAAAACACAGTTGCCTTTGGCTAACTCCTGCCGCACCGCTTCTAATGCAACCCAAGTCTTACCTGACTCAGACTCACCAAAGAGCGCGTTGACCTTTCCTGCATACAAAATGTTATGCCCATCCTCACGGCGAAGCATTGAGGGTGGCAGTTCCTCGTCAAAGTCCTCATTCCAAATCTCACGCGGAATCCAAGAACTTGTGGTGACTTCCTCGTTCTCATCGTGAAGCTGAACCATTGAAGGTGCATGGATTTCAAGACCTGACCAATCTGTTTTCAGATCATTGCTTGCGCCATATCCTTGCGAGCGCAGGTTTTTGGCAGCCTGTTTGAAATCTCCATTGTGTTCAATTTTGGCGTAGGCAGCAAACTTGGAGTATGAAGATTCTGCATCAAAGATGGTTGATGTGGAGAACACATAGAGTTTGCCGTTGCCATTGAAGTTTGTGGTTGCAGATATACCCTCATTCTTACCTGGTCTGCGCCATGCAATGAAATCCCCCTTTGAATAGACCTTTGTCCACCCAAGAGGTTCAAGGATGGATTCCCAGGTGACTTTGGCGTTGTAATCATCGCCGGGAGTTAAAATGCCATCTGTGCGAGAGATGACATCTTCTGCCACCGCTTCAACTCGTGGGATTTCATGGAACATTGAAAAGATTGAGTGCAGGGCATCGCGCTCTTCCATCGTGATCGTTGGAATTGTCTCAATGGAACCGCCAATGAGTGTCCAATCACCGCCATTGGGGTGTGTCTTGCCACCTGACGGTGCGGTGATAGAAAAACCACCTGTGCCGCGTGTCTCGGCAAGGACACCCCCATCTTCACCTGCTTTTCGAGCAAGAACGGTGTTGCCGGGAACATCTCCATCTGCAATCCGATACAACCAATGCAACCCACCTGATGGTGTCATTTCAAGATAACCATTGTTCAGGCGATTCCATAAGTCACCAAGTTTTGAGTTCTTTGCAATCTCGCCAATCTCAATGTGCATCTTTTGAGCTACGGCGCGACCTTCCAACTCCAACATCTCAAGATTTGACACATTGCCTGTGATAACGCCGATGCCATCAACACCATCTTTGAACCACATCAACAACTCATCTGTTGTCGGCATCTCGGTTTCAAATCGCTTCCATGCAAAAGATGGGCGCTTTGAACCATCATTGGCGGTGGGAACGACTGCAATTCCTTGTGCCAAGAAGCGCAGGGCGATTGGTAGCAAGTTACTCATTCATCTCCCCCGATTACATCATCAATCAAATTCTGACCCTTGTAGCAATTACAATCAATCTTTTCTAAGCAATCTGTGCAGATGGCGTGTGGCCCATCATCATTGCCACAGTTCACACAAGTGTCACTCATTGATCTGCGCCACCATTCGTGAAATAATCCATTCCACCACCGGAACTGCAACGGCATTGCCCATTTGCTTATATCGGTTTGAATCTGCCTGGTTATCTGTCCAATTGTCAGGAAAACCCTGCAATCTTTCACATTCAACAGGTGTCAATCGGCGAACTACTGAAGATTCAAGAACTGTTCCCATTTTGTCCAAGTCTGAACCTTTTCTCAAAGTTTGATTCACTTCTGAAACTGTGTGATTGTAAGCATCAAAGGCAACTGCCATCCCATTGCCACCTGATCGCAATGTTGGTGAATTCTCTTCACTTGGTTGTGCATCTAATCCTTGAGTATGACTGAAAATCATCGGCACATTTCCCCCACCTGTTCCATATCGTGAAATTACTGTTGGCACTATTCCATCTTCATACACTCTGACATCATCAACACGAGTGCCATCAATGATGAGAACTCCACCAATATTCACATCATTTGGTGAGTGTGATTTTATTGTCTGAGAAACATTACTGATTGAAGCATTGTAAAAATCAACTGCACAAATCAAAACCATCCCCATTTTGTCTAAATCCGATCCAACTCGTAAAGTTTGATTGATATTTGAAATCGTTTGGTTGTATCCATCAACTGCAACAACTAGAACTGTTGCAAATGCTTCTCCATTGTTATCCATTGCATTCAATGTTGGCACTACCCCCCCGCGACCCAAGTTTCATAATCATTTACATTCTGCGCTCGCTTAGCTTTCGTGAACGATAAAAGATTCACTTCCACCCCCAAGAACGCCACCTGATGCCTTGAGAGTGCTTACTCCTTGCTTGTATTGTCCAAAACTTGATTCGCCGTAAATTCCAACGCTTTCTGAAGTTGCGGTGGCAGAGTCTTTTCTCTTCGATTGGCTCTCCGCAAAATACCTTGCGCGGCTTTGGCCGATAGAGAGTATTTCTTCAGGTGATCCCCCTGAGTTTCCAAGACATCCAACAATGAACACTCTGCGCCTTCGTTGGGGAACTCCGAAGTGTTGAGCATCAAGCACCCTCCAGGCGATGCGATACCCGCGTTCGACCAACGCTTCAATGACAACGGCCATGTCTTTTCCCCCATTTGAGGAAAGTAACCCAGGAACATTTTCAAGGATAAAATTTTGCGCTCTTGTTTCGTCAAGGAGTCGGCAGATTTCCCAGAAAAGACCACTACGCGATCCTTCCAATCCTGCTCGTTTTCCAGCCACGGAAAGGTCTTGGCAAGGAAATCCACCTGTGATGATTCCGTTTGAAGGTTCAAAACCTGCTGCTCTGAGTTGTTCACCTGTCACCCCTGTAATATCGCCGAAAATAGTTGACTCAGGGAAGTGTCGGCGCAACACATCCTGTGCCTTCTTATCAATCTCAACGGATGCAACAACCTTCACACCGTTTCTCTGCAAAGCTAGATCAAAACCACCTACACCTGCAAACAAAGATACGGCAGTAATCATTTGCTTCCCCAACCGTCACCCTTGAGGACAATGCCACCAAGAGAATACTTGCGTTGCATGAACTTCTTTTTGCAACTTTCGCAGATGATGCGCTTTTCATCATCCATCTCAAAAAAAACTTCAGCGATGTGTCCACAATCGCAGGTGAATTCGTAAAATGGCATTGCTCCCCCGTTCGGTTCTTAAAATCTTGTGAGGTGGTGAGAGTCGAACTCACCTGCGCCCTTCCCCAAAAGCGCAAATCCCATACCTCGTTCCCGTGGCTAAAGGAAAGGCAAAAACCACGGAAAGTTTGTTATACCTGCTTTGCTCCTAATTGTGAAAGCAATGCTTGCACTTCAGGTGGCAGATTGTTGGTGTCAATTGGCGCGGCAGGTGCGCTTGCCGTGGCAGGTGCATTCGCATTGCCCCCGCCGATATATGCATTTGCCTTTGCCAAGTCATCAGGATTGCCTGTGGCATCAATGAGAATCCACGGTGCCGATTTGCCTGGTTTTGCTGAACCTTGACCAATGCGAGCAAGAACCTTTTGACCGATCTTGTCCTTGAGTGCATTCTTCAATGCGATGTTGAAGAACAAGATGCCTGAATGTGAATCGTTGCCATCTAAATCAACAATGTTGACCTCGACTGCATCTGTGACCCCATGAACTGTTGAGATTTCTCTCTTGTGTTCAACAGGTGTGATGATAAGCAGCTTTCCTGCCAAGTCTGCAACCTTGACTGAATCACCGCCACCTTGCGTTGGTGCTGTGAACATTACTGTTCCCCCTTTTCGTTGTTGTTGTCTAACTCTTGCGGTGGATTACTTTCCACCCATTCTTTGACACCATCTGAGAGTGCCTTTGTCGGTATAAGACCGCAACTGCATGAATTACATTCACACATCGGTGTCTCCGTTGCACGCCTTACTCAAATCTTTACTGTAAGGCAAAAAATATGGGCAATAGTTACAGAGGCGATCACTCTTTGCCGGAATAAGTGACCACATTGCAGGATTTGCTTCAACATCTACTGTTGAGAGCAGTCCATAAAGACTATCTATGCGAGCAAGTGCATCAATTGCAACCTGCTCATCGTATTCATACATCTCCATATGCATCTCATCAAGTGACCCCGATGTTGGCAGATACACAAGTGCTACATGGTTGACTTGAACGCCTTGTTGCGCCTTGCCGTATCCATAGAGCTGAGTCTGAATGATCTGTTGTTTGCTCGCGCCTTCTTTCTTGCGTGTTTCAATCTGCTTTGCAGATGTAGTTTTCCAATCCATCACAATGCCTCGGTTGACATCAAATAAGTCAATCGTGCCTGATAGACCTGAACGAATGGTCACTCGTTGCTCCACCTCATAGCCATCAATCTTGCCAAAGACCTCTGCCAAGTAAGCATGAATTGCAGTTCCCACCTGGGCTGCCCACGATCCATTGCCACCTTCATTGATTTTTTCCCAATCAAGAAGTTTGTAAGCAAGACGGCGTGAGCATTCATGCCCAATTTCTGATGGGCCGATTGCAATTTGCTTTGACCGTGGAGACCATTGACCTGCCTTGACGATAATCGCGGCAAGTTCATCGGCAATCACCTTTGATGGTTTATGTGGAGCAACAAAGTTCATTTATTCGTCATCCTCATCATCATCTTCATATGGCGTGAAAGGTGGTTCATCAAGAAGTGGTGCAATGGGCGTGATGATGCTCATTTATTCGCCACTCTCGACAATTGTGAATCGGCGTGAAGTGGTTGGAACTTCCAAAAGCTGAATGACCTGATCAGGCAGAATTTCTCGTGCCTTCTTGACATCAATGCGCTTGGATTCAACAAATGACCACCGCACAACTTCATTTCCATTATGCATAGCCACTTCAGCATCACCCATTGCATTTTCTAAATGCGAACGAGCAATGTCGGCAACTTCTTGCCATTCCTTGATGCGAGTCAACGCATCTGTGTATTGCTTGAGCCACGAAGCAACATCATCATCAAAGACAACGCGCTTGTGTTCGATTTCAATGGTCACTTAAATTCCCCCGAATCTTAATTAGTACCAATTGAACTTTTGAAAGTGCGACCATGCCTTGCATGGAGACACATGGCGCCTGTGGATGTAGGCGAGCGTTGCCACAAGTTGTGACACACGAGACTCAGAATGTTCCATTCCGAGATTGCGATAGGTAGAGTCAAGCAGTTGGCCGATGCCTTGAGCTGAACTCGTTGGATTTTTTGCATCTTTCCAGGCTGATTCTTTACCAATCAACGCGGAAAAACATTTGTATTGCTTAGTTGTAAGCAAATCACGAGCCACTTCTTTCGGATTTACCTGTGCAAGTGGTGGTCGCTGTGAATAGACAATAGATGCAGGAACGGCAACTTGAGGCGCAAATGCAGCATTGACAACCATTGAAGTCAAACCGCTTACGCTGATCATTATTGCAATCCCCCTGATAAGTTTCTTGTTTTGAGTTGTGATTGGAGTTCTCCCTCTGATTTCACCCCTGCCTTGCGAAGAACCTGTCCTACATAGGAAAGGTCAACATTGACGGCAACTGAGATTTCTTTTGGTGTTCTTCCTTGCAGATGAAGTCTGCGAATGGTTTCGGCGTTATTGATGCCGAACTTCTTGCGCCTTCTTTGAACATAAACTCCACGCTCCTTCGGTGTCGTTCCTGCCCAAATCCCAAATGGGATGTTTTCTGCAAGTGCGTATTCCAAGCACTCCTTTCGTTCTATACAACCTTCGCAAATACTGCGAGCGATTGGGAGACTGTTTGCCTCTTCGACCTTTCCTTCAGGAAAGAAAATGTCGGGGTTTTCGATGTCACGGCATTTTGCCTGTAACAACAAAGGTAATGTGGGGAAGAAGTATTCAAAGTTCACTCCCTGGTTCCAAGCCATTGTTCTAAATCCTGAACGACCCATGACTTTTCAATGCCGGCATTTCGGCGTTTAATTATGACATAAGCAGGTGGAGTTTGTTCAAGACCACGAGCTACGGCGTAATTGTGTGCTTCTGTGATTGCTTCATCCCAAAAGGCAGGAAGTGTGATCGCCTTGCGGTTTTTCAACTCAAAGATGTAAGTCTTGTTTGCAACGACACAAACAATGTCACCTTCGTCTGCACTTCCTGCCTTTGAAAGTCGCTCGGCGCTGACCCCTCGTTCTCTTAACCACTTCATTACTGAAGTTTCAAAGAGTGCGCCCTTGCGACCATTGGGATTTGCCACTTACTTCACCAACTCCAATTTTGTCGCAACAGGTTGCGAGCGCATGGCGCGTGCAAACTTCACGGCGGTGATGAGTTGTTCAGCCAAAGTAAGTGCCTCGCTTTCGCTGATGCTTGCGAGTTTGATAGCAAGATCAGGAACGGCTGACCTTGCCTTATCCATCAATCGAGCTGATTCAATTGACTTCAAATCGTGCAGGATTAGGCTTTGAATGCCCTGCAACTGCACCAATGGAACTGCCGCCAAAATATCCTCAACCACATCAAGGTTGGCATCGCGCTCTTCCAGGTAAATGACAAAATCCCCATTGAGCGAATTGTGAACTGAGAACAGAGGTTCGCGGTTCATAGATAGCCCCACCCGCCCTCGGAGTGTGTAATCTGTGCGGTGAACCTGTCCTCAAGGGCTAGAAGCCCCCACACAAGCCCTGTGAGGGCGATTGCGCCCCCTAAAACTGCCAAAAATAACATTTATACCCCTTCCTTTGAGATGCCCAATGGTCGCATGAAAGTTATCCACAGGGGAACCCGACTCGCCAAAACTGCTTTGTGTCATGTATGGACATCCGTATGGATGAGGCGTATTGTTCTTCTTGTAGGGGGAAAGGTTCCCAAAAAAAGAAAAGGAAAGCAAAATGAAGCTAGTTGCAACAGATACAAAAGTGACAATCAAATGGTTTGTTTATGATGGCAATGAAAAAGTTCGTCATAACTCAACAATGCGTGGCAATTGGGGTTGGGATGCAGAATGTTCTTGCGGTTGGATGACTCGCACAGGTGGAGCATCAAAGCCATTCGTACAGTTTGAAGTTGATTACCACAAGCGTTTTGATCACAACTACAAGTGGGCAATGTCTTACAACTACGATGATTACACAAAGGCAGGTGCATAATGACTACAAAAGAAAAAGCATTAGAACTATTTGATGCAGGAATTCCAAATGAGATTGAAGATTCATTTTACAGATCAATGTTGAATGGGCATCGTTGGGGATGGCATCAACAACCCTTTATGTTGTGTCCTGCCTGTGACAGAAAGATTGGTGCATAATGAAAAGCAACGAATTGAAAAGAGCATTGGCGTGCAAATATTGCGGAATGGAAATGGAATTTACTCTTGAGACAAAAACTGCAATTGGGAGCATTCATCGCTTGCATTGCAATAATTGTTCACCAAAGGAAGGTGCATAATGAAAATCAAAGATGTCGCTGAATACCACTTGGAGCAAGCAAAAGAAGCAAACTCTTGCAATGAACGCGAGCAAGAGCAGTATCACCTTGAAATGTTGTCGGCACTATTAGAAGAAATGGAGTGATGAGATGATCACAAAGCGCGGAAAGAAAGTGCGAGCAATTGCAATTGCAGTTGGCATCATTCTTATTTGGCAAATTGCAAGCAATCTGTGGTGGGTTGGTATTGATTCACCCAATGCAGAGTTTCTTGGTTGGTGTTGGGGTTCAATGAGTGAATGTGTGGTGTTGTAAATGGTAGGCAAAAAGGTTAGATCAGTTCGCGTGAGCGATCAACTATGGGCAAGGGCGATGGCAAAGGCAAAGTCAGAAGGCAAATCTGTCTCTGAAGTCATCGTGGATTTCTTGAAAGGATATATCAAATGACAAAAGCTGACACCGCCATTGCCTTCGCTGAAAAGGGTTGGCACATCTTGCCTGTTGCACCTTATCAAAAGACACCTTTCTTTCCTATTGCAAAGAATGGGTACAAATCTGCAACAACTGACATTGAAGAGATTGAGAAGTGGTTCACTCGCGCACCGATGCTCAACATTGGCATCGCTTGTGCGCCTTCATCATTGGTTGTCTTTGACATTGATTTCCGCAATGGTGGAACAACAGATGGTCTCAACCTTGACACCTTCACAGTCGCAACAGGCGATGGCTTGCATCTGTATTACACCGCACCACAAGATGCCAAATTCAAAGGCAAATTGCGTGAAGGTGTTGACATTAAGCACAATGGATATGTCGTGGGTGCAGGATCATTGCACGAGTCAGGCAAGTTCTATGAGGTAATCAAAGACATTCAACCTGCACCGATGATGGAATATATTTAAGTCACACAAAGACAAAGAAATCCCCCTCACCATGACCGACAAGATGGTGAGGGGGATTTCTTATGAGGCAAGTGCGCGAGCAATGCCTTCTTCAAGAGAAATCTTTGGTTCATAGTTTTGCAACATCCAAGTCGGATCGCCGACTCTGTATTCAACGCCAACAGGTGCGTTCAAATTGGTCTTAATGGGTGCAAGATAACCTGCTTGCAACATGACCATCTCTGCCAACTCAATGAAAGAGGTTGGTCTGCCTGAACAGATGTTCATTACTCCAACATCGTTTGTGACTGCTGCAAAGGTTGCCCCAACAACATCATCAATGTGGACAAAATCTCGCACCTGAGTTCCTGCGCCCCACACTTCAAATGGGTCTGCCTTGCGCTTTGCTCGTTCAATAAAGGATGGGAATGGGTAATCAAGTGCCTGATCTGAACCGTATCCGCTAAATGGTCGAAGAACGCTGACCTTCAAACCTTCAGCTCGTGCATAAGAGGCAAGCATTTCACCTGACAACTTTGCCCAACCATAGGTGAAGTCAGGTGTTCTGATATGTTCAAGATTGATGTCAATTTCACGCAATTTTTGTTGGTAGGCAAGTTTCTGCAAGAAAATCGGATAAGCCGCAGATGATGAGAAATAGACAATGTGCTTCGGACGAGTTTTCAACGCCCATTGAAACATATCTGCATCAATGGCAAGGTCAGAGGCAACTGACAATGGATTTCCCTCAATGGTCATTCGCCCACCGACAATTGCCGCCAGGTGAATCACCACATCAAACTGAGTGGTGTCGGTAGCAAAGAAGTGTCGAACCTCTTTGCCATTGACTAAATCAATGCCTGTAATCTCGTGATTTTTGTCATCAAGTGCGCGATGAAAGGCACGCCCAACAAAACCGGCATCACCTGTGATCAGAATTTTCATTCCATCCCCCATTCATATTGATATTTGTCATCACCTGTCAGGGCGATGGATTTTTGTTGATCAATAGCGAAGATAAACTTATCATTCTCATCAAGAGCTGCGCCAATGTGACTTACTTGATTGACAGGTTCAAGCAGATATGGCTTGCGAAGGGATTTGCCCTCAACCTCGGTGTCGTAGAACTCGTCATGAACAAGGCAGGAAAATTGGATTCTTGGGTAAATCATATTTCGCAAGAAGTCTTGATCTTGGGTGTAATAGTCTGAAATCTCAACCGATTCAATCAAGGCGCGGATGTCCTTGAACAAGGCGCAGCGAACTGTGAACATACCTGCATTGATCGGATAATTGTGACCGATGGGGTGGTCTTTCATGATGTGAGCATCAAGACCTGAGTCAAGAAATTCCTCGTGAGCGTTTAATTCACGCAAAGACAGGCGAGCATCGGCATCACGGAAGGCAACAAAGTCATAATCTAATTCACAGGCAAGAAATCGCCATAACTTGGCTGTGTGATCTTCAGGTGCATCTGTCTGAATGATTTGAACATTGCTAAACAGGCGCAGGGTTGAAATCACCCAGGGTGGAACCGATGCGCCTACAAAAAAGACCAACTCGTATTCATCATCCAAAATCTGTTGAGCGATGATGGCGTTCTTGATTGCTCCAACGCAGTACCGCAAATCTGACCCATAAAGTGAGAATGCAATTGCCTGTCTCATCGGCGTAGTTTCTTGAGCAAAACCTCGTAGCCTTCAGACTCAATATAATTCTTGTACGCAAGAGCATCGGCAGAATAAACTTCCTGTGCATTGACTGCGACATATCCTTCATCCCACTCAGCTTTTCCTGCAACGGGATGCATATGCTCAATGATGACATCTTCAAGGTAAGTCAAAGAGCCTAAATCCTCGCCCAATTTCTTCCAAAAGTTGTCAAGGTAGAGATGCTTCATATTCGGTGGCACCATTCCGCCAAGTGCTGCGACAATATCTGATGTCATTGCAACCATCGTTGGAAGGCGCTTGCCTTGAAGTAGGTCATTGCCATAGGCAAGTGACGGTGCCTTTTGCAATGCCGCGATCAAGAGTGCATCCCAATCGGCGGTGCGTGGGCGGTGGTCATCGCCTACGAAGGCGAAATACTTGTATTTGTCGGCATATTTGTGCGCCACATAATTGAGTGGCTTTGCCATACCGCGTGAATCATTGTTGCAGGTGATTACATAATCATCGCCTAATTCAAAGACATATTCATCTGCCTTTGGATCGTCATAATCTACGATGAAAAGCAAGCGTGAGGCAGATGAAAGGTCATCATGGCACGCAAGAAGTTCAACGGCATTTTGTGGTCTGCCACGAGTTGGAACAAGTGTGATCATTTCCATCGTGATTCAATCTCCCCTGCAATTGAGGCATATGCTGCCAAGTCTATGAATGAATCCTCATGGTCAGGTGTCTCAATCAACCGAGCTATTTTAACAAGGCATAAACACAAAGCGACCTGTGAAGGTGTTATCTCAGTTTCAAGATACACACTCCACAGGTCGGCGATGCGCTTGTGATTTACATACGGTGATCCATAGTTTTTTTGACGATCAGTATGTGTGAGGCGTTTTGCCTCATCTAAGATTTCCCCCCGGTTCATGGCTTACTTGCTTCCTCGACCAAATTCGGTTGACTTGGAATCAAGCGCCTTCAATACAGGGCCGGCAACTGCTGCCAATCCTGCTACCAAATAATTCTTCACAGGTTGATTTGGGTCTGCAAGATATAAAGCTGCAACTGCTGCAACTGCTGCTCGCAGGTAAGTCTTTACGACTGCTTCAATTTTTACTTTGTCCAACATCATTACTCCTTAAAAGTAGGCTTGCCGAATCCAACGATGAACACAGGCAAGGATGGCTTGAGTTTGCCCCGATTCTTTGTCTTATAGGCGCGAACCTTACGGCATACTTGACCACCGTTACGCTGATCGCCCTTCTTATCAGGTGCCGTGTTGCCCTCAATTGTCACGACAGTTCCATCATCTCGAACCTGCAAGACGATGCCAACATGAGAAATCCTGTCAACATTATCTGATGGGAAATCAAAGAAGGCGATGTCACCTGGCATTGGCGTGGCAGTTTCGGCATCTTGCCACTTGCCCTTTGCCTGGAACGCCTGCGCCCCTGACGGGGTAAAGGTGCAGTTGGGAATGGATGTGACTTTTGCCTTCTTTGCCACCCAATTGACGAAGGCACCGCACCACGGTTGGTTTGCCTTTTGATAGTGAGTTTGATTTTCAGCAGGGCCTTCAATGAAACCCTCTTCGCCACGAGCTATGTCAAGAAATGCTTTGAGTTGTGCTGACATTGTGTTCCCCTATTTGCTATTTGAAAGAAGAATGCGATAAATCTCTTCAACCTGTCGTTCTAGTCGCGCAACGGAATCTTTGACACTTGAACCGCCATTAGGTTTCAACTCTGCCAAGTAATGCTTGACCAACCATCGAACCGCCGTTGCAAATGCTCCGACAATGGTGATGAGTGCAACGGCAAGAGCCGCCCAATCCTGCGCTGTCACTTTCCGATTGCCAATACCATCATCGTCACGGTTCCTGCTGATGTGATCGCCCAAATTCCGTTTGCTTTATTTTCAATGGTGAGTTTGTCTCCGTTGTCCATTCGGTATCCGGTTGCCGTTGTCACATCGCTGTTGCCGATAAAGCATTGGCCGCTTGAGCTATGAAGATAAACCATCTCCGCTTCTTGCGTCGCGTCAACGAGCGCCGTTGGCGATGTCGTGACGGTGACTTGACGGGTGGAGATGCCCATTGTTGCTCCTTGATTGTGAGGGGAAAGTTATCCGAGAAGTGCTGCAATCTCATCGGCGGTCAAGCCTAGAGTTGCAAGTTTTGCTTGGGCAGAGGCTTTGGCTGCTGCCTTGGCTGCCGCCTCTGCCTCCGCTGCTAGGCGGTCTGCCTCTGCCTGTGCCGCTGCTGCTTCATTGGCTGCGATTTCATCGGCTGTCAAAGGACGCTCGATAACCTCGCCTGTTTCGCAGTTGATTTCGATTGCTGTTGTCATTGTTGCTCCTTATGAGTTCTTGATGCCGTATAAGTAGAAAGATGATCCTGCTGCATAATTGTTTGCGCTGCCGTGCAGGAACTTGATAGATGTTATGGCAGTAGTGCTTGTGTATAAACCAGCATTAACATCTATAGTCGTGTCAGTCGAAGCGGAGTTGTTTTCTCTAACTGAAAAGTTAGAACTGGCTCTATTTTGAGCCACAGTATAGTTAGGAATGTAAATTTCTTGGCTTGTAAATGTATTCGATGTGCTTGTAGAAGGCACATTGATACCAAAGAATAGATTGGCAGCTGCACTTGTTCGACCACTGCTAGCAGTCGAACCATCACCACGAAGGCGGGTAGTTGAATAAATAGTTGATGTGTCTCCGTTTAACTCAACAAGAATCGCACCGCTAACATCTGACCTAGTTGAGCATCGGATAACTAAATCCGTATAAGTGCTAGGAATAGCAGAAAAAGTAACGCTTGCTGCGCTAGATGTAAGGACATTGGATGAGATGAGTGTGTAGGTACTAGGCATTTTTTATCCCATACAGAGTCGCGGTTGTGCCGATAGCGTAAGTGCCACCTGATTTAGCAATTGTTATTGAAGTTATTGCAGCAGTATTTCTCCAGAGTCCAACAGTTCTGCTAACTAAACCACTGCCATTTTTATCTTCACTACCAGTAACTAAACAAGTTTTATTTGTAGAACCAGTATAAGAAAATATATCTGCTGTATACATAGTTGGAATTGTTGTAGAAGTACCACCAACTGCTGCATTAATTTCTGGTTGGTTTGTAGCACTTCCAGACCCTGCTGTAGTTCCATCTCCATACATATATAAAGAAGAATATGAGGTTCCAGTAACTCCATTAAATGTTATTTTAACTTGGTCACCGCCGCTTACATTAGTGCAAACAAATACTAATCTTAAATCAGTATAAGTTCCTGCAATACTGGAAAATGTAATGCTTGCTGCAGCACTACCTAAAGTAGTGGTAGCGATTGGCTCGTAAGTTGTTGGCATTTACGCTCCCTTAATTCCGTATAGTGCGATGGTTGAATTTGTTGCAAAGTTTCCAGAACCAATAGTAATGGTTATAGAAGTAATTGCAGAAGTGTTTATCCATAAACCGCTAGTTAGAGAAATTTCACTATTTGCACCGTTGGTATCTATGCCGCCAATAGCCCTAATGGTTTTATTTTTTGTTGTTGAAGCGTAATCAATAATGTCTAAAATAACAGCACCAACTCTGTTTGTATCACTACCCCTAGAACCTAGAGAATAAATGCGAGCAACTGTTTGTGCACTTAAACCTAAAGCAGTTGCCGAGGTTCCATCTCCATTTATTCTATGAGTTGCATAATTAGTTCCTGTATCACCATTTATTGTCAAATCCCAATAAGTATTTCCAGGTTCTGGTGTTGTTGTAGTTGTTCTTGTTATTCCACGAATTTGCAAGTGTTTGTAAGTGCTAGGAATGCTGGAGAATGTGATCGTTGCAGATGACCCAGTACCAGTAGCAGTAGCGATGGACTCATAAGATCCATTTGCACCACCTGCAAGCGTGCGATATCCATACGCCGATCCGTTGGCCAATGTTGAAGTGATCGGTGACATTATGCAAACTTCGTCTGTGTCTCAAGGACAGTATATGTCGGGGTTGCTGCTGTCTTGATGATCGTGAACACATAGGCATCAATTGCAGAAGCATTTCCTGCGCTGATCGCTGCTGGCACCTTTGGTGTTACTGCGCTTCCATCAATCTGAATCACATTTGGGTAGTACGCGGTTGATCCATTGGTGTTAAGCCATACGAGTGTGATCGCATCGCCGACTGCTAGAACCGAGCTGAGGGTTGCTCCGCTTGAATAGCGGAAGTTCAGCGTGTGGTTGGCGGTTGCATTGGATGTGTAATACCACACCGATGCAGTCGAAACATCAAAGTTGATTGTGCCTGTTGCAGCACTTGCAACAACATTGACATCTTCTTCAAATCCTTTGATGACCAAATCTGATTGAGCAGAAGCGATTGAAAGTGTCACCGTTCCTGAAGTGCCACCACCTGACAAACCTGTGCCTGCGGTTACGCCTTCAATGTCACCCGATGCAGGTGTTGCAAACTGTAAGAAAATCGCGGCACTTGGGCTTGTGAAGCGAAGAACGCCACCTTGATTTTGAGCAAGAACAAGTGAACCTGAAGTTGTAACTGTTGCCGTTCCTGCCGTAATGGTGCAAGTGCCTGTGCCAATGTTGATGATCGTCACAATGTCACCTGTTGCAAACAATCCTGTGTTTGCGGTGATTGTTGTTGCACCTGCATTGCTCATTGTAATTGCATCACCGGCATCGGCTGCGACAAGCACATAAGAAGCAGTCTTTGCGCTTGCAGCTCCACCCAACATCGCAGTTTGTTGCAGCGATGTCATTTGTGCTGCGGTCAAAACTTGACCTGTTGTGAATGTCTGTTTTGCCATTATTGCTCCTTAATCAGTAGGAAAGCACAGAGTTTGCGCCATCCAATATTCCTTGAGTTATTGAATCTAAAATGAATGCCTGAATTATAGGCTCCGCCGTGAACAATTTTGTTGTCCATGTGTTGGTCGTAATATCGTGCTGAACGCCCTGAACGAATAGCTCAAGGGTGACACTTCCTGACCCTGGGGTTGATTTGGTGATGTTGGTCAGGTCAAATATATCTAAACTCAACCCTGCAACAATTCGAGCCGTTTCGGTATCATCTGCCAAATTCAGCCCAATTGAGTCAATGCGAAAAATAGCATCTTTGCGTGATTGAAGGATCATTGTTGCCTGATCTAAAGACTCAGCATCGGATTGGATCAATAACCCTTCGCGTTTTCCTGAGTGGATAAAGTAAGTTTCAATGCTACTTGTATCCTGCACCGTCTGCGCTGTGCCACCGACTCGGTTGACTGTTACATCGTTGAAGATCAGGGTGTCATCGTAGGCAAAGTCAATTGCCTGGTATGAGATTCCTGTGCCATCATCGGAGAAGTTTGTGGCTGTTTGATCAGCCTTTTGTGCCACAGTATCGCGTGAAAGGAAGGTTGCATTGCCTTCAGGATCAATGTAGAAACCGCCGAATTCGCTGTTTTCAATTGTCTGCAAAGCGTTGAGAAGGTCGCGCTCGGTGCCTGGGTCTGCCTGAACGGTGCTGTCTCCTGTATCAATCACACGCATTGAAGTTGGGAAGGCAGGAACATCAAGCAGGTTATTCATCCGCTCACCTGTTGTCTGCCCTGCCGAAGTGCCTGCAACGGTTGTGATTGCAACATTGGAGAAAAGGCGGAATGCATCCACACATTGCAAGGTTACGGTTGAGATTTGCTCAATGCCAACCTTGAAGTTGGTGTCATAGCTCGTGATATAGCCTGAATAAAGGTAGTACCGAACTGAGTTGTAATCTGCCCATATGCGTATTTTGCGAAGAGGTACAAGTTTGCCGTAATAAGGAGATGAGGTATTTGTTGGCACCCAATCGCCATTGGAATCTTCAAGAACAACTGATGCACTTCCTGCTTCAAACTTGTTCAGAATTCTATTGCGACCTCTTCGAATTGAGGCGGTGAGTGTAATGTTGGAAACATCCACAACATCTGAAGCCGTATCTGCCAAGATGCCAATGCCAAGTGGCGTTGATGGATCATCAAGAATAAGAGGATTGCCAAAGGCAGGGCCGTTGGCAAAATCTACAGAAACTCCCAGGGTTGGCATTGCCATTAGATTGCCACCGATGATTTGGTGATCACTTGACCATTATTTTGTGCTTGTAACAATCCATCACGAATAGATGAAACCAAATCGTTTTGGGTTGCCACACTTCCCTGAACTGTTAAATTCACAACAATATCTCTATCGCGTGAGCCAACTGCACCTGATGCAAATAAACTTCCACCTTCGGCGGTTCTAAATGATCCAGCATCAAATGGTTGAGTCACAATTCCTTGAGATATAAAAGCATTCTTCGCAACGCTATCTTCTAAAGTTTGAAAGATCGGTGCTGTATTGTCAATGAGTTTTGTAAATTCCTTACCATTCTCACCAATAACAGAAATGACTCCACCTAAATCTTCAACGGCTTGATTGATGACTGCTGTGCTTGTGGCTACTAATCCACCACCCCCACCGCCGCCACCACCACCACCACCCCCACCGCCAGGTACTGGAGTTGTAGTTGGTGGTGTTGGTGCAAGTTTGACCCCAAGTGCTGCAAGATAAGCATTCAGAGCTGCAAGGGCATCTTTCCAAGATTTTGCTGCTTGATTGCCAGGTGTTGGCCACAAGTCAGATGGAACAACACCCTTTGCGATCTTGTCGGCGTAATCTTGAACTTCTTTGTTAGTCAGTCCCCACTTGTTCATCAAAGCGTTGATTTCGGTTTGATCTAGCTTTCCATCATTGACCGCCTTGAAGAAATCAAGGTACATCTCTGCTTGTTGCTTTGTAACTCCCCATTGCTTTGCAAGCAGTTCAATTTCTTCTGTTGAAAGTTTTGCATCATTGACTGCAAATATCGCCGTGGTGTAAGCAACAACTGCTTCTTGACTTATTCCCCACTTGAGAGATAAAAGAACAACTTCTTCATTTGAAATTTTCTGATCGGAAACAACTCCCAGCAAATCAACATATCGCTGAACTGCTTGATTTGCCATCACTTGTGCATTCATGTTCGCAATGATTGTTGCGAGTTTGCGCTGTTCTTCTAGGTTGTTTTGCTTGAGAAGGTTCAGGCGTGCTGCTTCAAGTTGAATTGGATCGGTGTCTGAGACATTCTTGATGCCAAATTTGTCAAGACCTGCTTTTTTGATTGCAGCTCGAACTTCTGCAGCTTTCTTTTCAGCAGCGGTGAGTTTTGTCGTGTCTGTTGTTGTCTTAACAACAACTTTTCTGTTTTTTTCATTAACTGCTGCAACTTGTTCTGCAACTCTTGCTAGATCACCCAAGTGTGAATTGTATGCTTGAGTTGATTCCGAACCTGCATCAGTTGCATCTGTCAATTTGTTGATTGCAACATATGCCGCACCTGCTGCAACAACGAAACCGCCAATGGCTGCTGCTGCTGCAACTGCTGAAGCACCGCCTGTGGCAAATGCTGTTGCGGTGCCTGCGGCGGTTGCTGCTGCTGTTTGCTGGACAAATGCTGCTCGCAAGAGACCAATGGCGGTGACAACGCCATAAATACCTGTTGCCAACTTTGCGCCAACAAAGATTGCTGCAAATGCTTTGACTGCGCCTAAATTCTCGGAAATTACTTTGAAGAACCCTGCCAACAATTTTCCTACTTGAAGAAGTGTTGTGCCTAAACCTTCTAATCCTGCTGCAAGTTCATCCTTGTTTGCATTAACCCATTGCTCAAGAGCAGGAAGCACATTGGCAACAATATATTCTGCAAATTCTTGAATGACAGGAAGAAGGGCATATCCCAAAGTCTCAAGGATTTCGTCATAAGCAAGTGACAATTGCTTCAAACGACCTTCAAGGCTATCTGCTGCCGTGATTGCAGCGCCACCATATGCTTTTGTTAATGCTTCAACTGCGCCTTTGAAATCTTTATTTTTGACAATTGTTTTGTCAATGCTCACGCCAAGTTTTGTGAGTGCGCCAATGTTCCCGCTATATGCCTTTGCAATTGCTAAAGAAACAGTTTGCAAATCTTTTTGAGTGCCGGCTGCGGTATCAAGAGCAACATTTTGAAGAGCTTGTGCCTGTGTCAAATCCCCTGTTGCGGTGGTGAGGGTGATAAGACTTTGACGAAGTTCTGTGTCAGATACGGCAACAAGCATTTGTTGCTTTGAAATATATTCTTCAGTTGCCTTGATTGCGGCATCTGTTGCACCTGTGGTATTACGCAAAGAGTTGGCAAGAAGTGCTTGTGATTTTTGATCTTCAATTGCACCTTTTACTGCATCAATACCAACTTTGACTGCAAATGCGCCCACGGCAACTGCTGCAACTCCAAAGGCTTTTGCAATCTTTTTTCCTGCATTGGCAAAATCTTTTTCAAGTTTCTTGAGGTCTTTAACCGCTTGCTTGGAACCTTTGTCATTATAGACGGTGACTATGCGCTCGACAATTGACACGATTACACCTCTCTTTGACTGATTGCGGCATCAACTCGTGCCTGTGCTTTTGCAGAGGCTTTATTGACTGCCTCACGAATTCCTTGCAATGCTTTGTATCTACTGTTATCAACTGCACGAATAAGTGCGCGACCTTTATCTTTACCTTCACCACGAGCAGTTGGCAATGCGCCATGCTCTCTTTGAATCACACCAATAAAGTGTTGAGAAGCCTGTGGGTTGCGTGATCTGCTTGTCTTACTTCGTGAACGAGATGCCGCGCTTCCGCGACCTGCCGTTTCAAAGATTGCTCCACCTGGATCACGCTGAATGACTGCATAAGTGTTGCGAAAACCGCTGCCGTCTTTTTTGGTAGTTGCTGCAGTTTGCTTGATTCCTGCCTTAGCTCGTTCAGCATCGTATGCAATAAAACCACGAGTTTGATCTTGAGCCAACGGCCCGATGCCATTGAAGCGTTTGAAGCCGCCTTTTGCCCACCCTGAAGGATGGATTTGGTCATTGCTTGGCAGATAACTTTTTGCTTCAATAACAATTGGTGCAAGAATTCCACGAATTTCTTTGTTTAATTCTCTTTTGAGGTCAGGCGCGAAGCGTTCAAGAGCGATGATGTTTTCAGTCAAACCTTGCATCTCAACTCTGTAATTGATTTCCGCCATTATTTGCTTCGCGCCTTCGCTCGTTCTTTGAGGTATATAACTATTGCTTCAAGTATTCCATCAGGAGCATCAAGCAAATCATTTGGAGATAAGCCTGTCTCCACAGAAACCGCTGCTATTGAATAGGTCAGGCTGTCTCTGTGGATTCGGAATTTGGGTCTGCCACCAACGAAACTTCTTTGAGTGAGTCAAGGAAGTCTCCGCCAAAAGGCTTGATGATGTTTCCGTTGTGCTTCAAGGCTAACCAAGCCAAATAGTAGATATGCTCTAACTTTTGCTCTTCGCCAATCAGCTTTGCAAGTCCTTTGTTATATTTTTGTTCAAAGTCAACAATGATGCGTGGTCGAAGCGAATACACTTTTTCCACATCATCATTGGTTACGATTTTGATACTTAATCCATCCATTTGTTTCCCCCTATTTCAATCAACTTGTTGTCTTTGTAATTACGCCGCTGATCGGCCAGGACACGCTTGCGCTGGCAAGCTCTCCCACGGCACCATTCAACGGAGTCCATTCTGACACAACCGCGGAAAAACTGTATTGAGGATTGACTGTTGTTGTCGTTCCATTGACAGGCTTGACTGCAATTGTAACTGCTGTTCCAAGTGTTGGATAAATTGTTTGCTCAATGCTTGATGTTGCATAATCCTGATGCAGTTCAAGAGTCACAGAATTGTCCACAAGTCCAGCCACACGGGTCTTTGCGGTTTGTCCGAAGGCTGTGGTCTCAACCAAGTCGTAACTTGAACTGAGAGAAATTGAACTCACATGATCTGAGATATCAGTTGATCCAAAAAGGACATATGCGTTTGTTAGAACAATGCGTGCCATTATGCAACCGCCTTAGTGATTGCACCTGTTACAGGCCAAGACACAGATGCGCTGGCTAACTCGCCCACGGCTCCGTTGACCGGAGTCCACTCTGAGATCACGGCGTTGCAGGTGTATGAAGGATTGAATGCGCTTGTTGTTGATCCATTTGGCTTCACAATTACTGCTGCAACTGTTCCAAGTAATGGGTAAATTGTTTGTTCAACTTCGCCTGTTGCGTAATCCTGATGAAATTCAAGAGTGATTGAATTATCAACAAGACCTGCCACGCGAGTCTTTGATGCTGATGATGAAAATGCTGTTGTTTCTACGACATCAAATGATGATGAAAGTGAGACTGAGCTGACTAAATCGCTCAAGTCCACTCCACCAACAGAGATGAAGGCGTTTGTGAGAACGATGCGTGCCATTAGTTGGTCACTCCTTCTGTTGCTGGTTTAATGGATGGTGATACTGCATTGCTTGCCTTGATGTGGTTTGCAGCGGTGAGTGCTTGTGCGCTCACTCCTGCATCAACAAGTTCTTTGTCGGTGATTGACTCACCCTTCTTTTTGCCACAGACCTCTCGATCTGAGATGACGGTGTATGCCATTGGTTCTCCTTATCCCCAAATCGTGATTCTGTAACGATAGGAAAGAAATGTGACTCCTTGAGAATCATAAGTACCTGCTTCGGCACCTGTAACTCTCAAAGTGTTGACTGTTCCCCCAAGAGTGCGATCACCTTCAATTGCTGCCTTTATGGAAGTTGAACCTGAACCTGCAAGGTATGCATCAAGTTTGTCCTGTCCAGCACGCTCTGAAAAGCGTTGCACAATCACAAGGACATCAACCTGCGCTTGGTCAAGACCACGAGCATTGTCAATGTCAAATGTGAAATCTAATTGTCCGACTACCGCACACGGCGGAACTACCGTGTCAGGAATCAAATCATACGCACGCAAACCTGTAATTGTTTGCAATCTTGTTTTCAAACCATCTCGAACTTGACTTGGGTTCATTACTTAGCCAACCCATTGTTCTTGCGGAAAGGTCGAAGCAATGCTTCAACATCAGGATCAAGGCGTGAAGTTAAGCGAACAGTTCCAAGTTCAGGGGTTCCCGCAATTCCAAAAGGTGATTGACGGCGAACAAAGATGCGTGAGGATTGAATTAAGCAAGCAGATTGCACCTCGTAAGGCACCGCGCTCCAACCCCATACACCTGTGATTTTGCAAGCCTGTGGCAAGTAGTAAGGCCATACATAGCGACCAATTGCAAGGATTCTTGTGAACGGCCATCCTCGGCGTGGATTGTTAATGGGTTCAACCATGTAATCACTTGTTGACCATACGGTATCCCAAGTTTGATTGAAGTTGTCATCTGTTGCAATCTGTGTGATTGTCACGATGTCATCAACATTCATTGTCCACGGATCAAGGGCTGTAAAATAACGAGCAACAGGTGATTGAGATGTTCCGTCAGGATAGAAGAAGCGCCCTGTGTAGTCATCAATCATTCTGCTTGTTGCATTGATGGCTGCTTCAAGAGCTGCATCATCGGTTGCATCGCTAATTGTCAATGCTGCCTTTAACTCGGCAAGTGTGGAATAACCGTTAGTGATCGCCACGCTTTATCCTCTTTTCTGCTTTTGGCAGGATTGCTCGTTCTAATTGTGGCTCCGCCGTTGCCGTTTCTTTCGGCTTCCTGCGAAGAAGTTTTTTTAATCTGTCCATGCTTCGTGATGACTTTCATCCAACCAAAATGATTTTTGGTGAGGGAGTATGACTGAAGTGTTCACATGGATTGGATAACCAAGTGATTTGATTCTTCGTGAGAAAAGTAAATCCTCACCAATCCATTCGCCATTGACAGGCCCATCCCAAAACCAACACCAATCTTTGCCTTGATTTGGGTCTGCAACTTCGCGCATCTTTTCCAACACGCTTCGATGAATCATCAGGCAACCTGTACCTGCTGCATCTATTTCAAAAACTGAGTTCTTGTCATATTTATACAAGGGCAAGAATCCTTGTGGTGAATCTTGAAAGATTGCAGGAACGGGTTTTGGGTAAGTTTTGCCAGGAACTCCGAAACCTGCAAAGACTAGACCTGCAACAACAGGGCGATCTTTGTCGTGGGCGGTATTGCATAAAGCATCAAATGCATCAACTGAAAGTTGCTCATCGCTATCAAGCATCAACAACCAATCGGAATCGGTCATTTCTAAGAATTGTTTCACAACACGATTGCGTTGCTTTGACAATAAACCTGAACCTTTGACTCGAACAAATGGGCCGAGTTTTGAATTTCTAGCTCCTGAAAGTTGGATAAGTCTAAATGCGAAAGCACCATTGACCATGCCTGGGTCGCAAGACCCGATTGTGACTTTGTGACCTGTTTTCATTTGATTCCCCCGAATCTTAGGAGTGAAGAGTGGGTAAGTCGGGGGAGTCCTACCCACTCTTCACACTATTAAAGAACCTTCAGACTAGAAGGTTGGTGCCGATAATCCGGAACCTGAGATGATTGATGCTGCAAGTGGGTAACGCTCTGCTGTGAACGCGGCGTATCCATAAACAACAGCCTTAAGAGTCAGGCTTCCTGCTCCTGTTGCATCATAACGAAGTGTGAATGGTGATCCTGGTTGTTCCCAAAGGTGAGCTTCACCTGCGTTGACAACATAGATTTCATCCTGATTTGTTGTTGTTCCATATGTTGTTCCAACATTTGCATCAGTAATGATTGGCAGACCCATCATCTGATATCCAGAGTTACCGTATGCAGAAACACCTGCTCCAATACCTGCTGCATTCATTGGGCCATTAGCGGCTGGCACTACCAATGGGCGGTTTGTGCTGTCAACTGCTGCAAGCAAGAATGCAAGGCGGCGTGGGTGCATGATGAAGTGTGTTGGGTTTGTGAAGGAGTTTGTCTGAATCTGTTGGATCGCATCTGCGAGCTTTTGATACAAAAGACCAACGGTTGGTGCTGTTGATGTGAATGTGATTGCGTTTCCGCC